CAATACTATACAGAAGCAAGAGTTCAAGCAAAACTTGATAATGCGTTTGCACAACTTAGTGCAATGCTCAATAACCTTGCAACCTCTACCACTCTGACATTAGGTCTTTCTGGTGATCCTACACCTGGTGCTGTTGTAACAACAGGAGTTAGTGTTGGTGGTGGCGGTGGATTCACTGCTGGTACTGCAGTTGCCACATCTGGTTCAGCAACTGGATCTGGATTGACTGTTGATACCACCGTTGATGGTAATGGAAACATCACTGCTGCTGCAGTAAATGCAGGTGGTTCTGGTTATTTGATCACAGATACAGTCACAATCACTAACGCAAATGCAGGTAAAGTTCTAGCATTGAACTTAGGAACATTATCTGGAGGAACTGGTTACACAACTGCAACGGGTGTCGCTGCAACTGGTGGAACTGGATCTGCACTAACAGTTGACATTACTGCATCTAATGGTGTTATTACTAACGTTGTTATCAATGACGGTGGTACTGGATATGCTGCTGATGAAACAGTAACTATTACCAATGCTAACGCATCTGGTATTAAGACTGTAGGTAACTTTGGTGCAACTGATGCAGCAAGAACTCCTGGCACTTACACCTTAGGCACATCCGATTATGGAACTGAAGCATCTGGTGCTAATGCAACATTCACTGTTGTAATTGGTACTGGAGGAACTGTTGATTCTGTTACTGTCACAGATGATGGTAGTGGATTCATCGTCAATGAGACTGTCACAGTTGCTGACGCTCAACTTGGCGGTGGTGGTGCTGCTGCTCTTACATTCGATGTAACAGCGATCCATGGTAATGGTGCTACAGTGAACACCTCCACAGTTGCTACTAATGCAACTCTGCAACTGACTGACGTTACTACAATGGAAGTCGGTTCAACTGTCACTGGTGCTACTAGTGGCACTACAGGCGTTATTACCGCTCTTGGCACTAACGCAATCACCGTTGATACCGTTGATGGATTCTTCAAGAAAGGAGAAGTCGTCAGTGCAAATGATGTTACAACTCTTACTATCTCCTCATTCGCTTGATAACAAATGTCAGCAACTAGACCCGCAACTAAAACAGAACTAAGAGATTACGCTCTTCGTCGTTTAGGATTCCCCACGATTGACATCAACGTTGCTTCAACGCAACTAGATGATCTTATTGAAGAAGCAATCGATTACTACCAAGAGTATCATTACAATGGTAGTTACAAAACTTTTATTAAGATTGAAGTAACGGATGCAATCAAAACAGCAGCACAAGCAACTGCTCAGATTGGTTCTACTGCTTGGTATGAAGGAACCGAATATGTTTCACTCCCGCCAGGTGTCCTCTCTGTCAATCATGTTTATTCTCAGATTGGTGCTTCTAGTATTGTGCCTGGCAACATTTTCAATATTAAATATCAAATCTTTTTGAATGACATCTATGCAATGACGCATGGACATATTCTTCATTACTTTATGACTTCACAGTATCTTGAGACATTGGATTGGGTCACCAATTCTCAGAAAGATCGTAGAGTCAGATTTAATGAGCATCAAGGTAGATTATATCTTGATATGGATTGGGCAGATTTAACAGCAGGAGATTTCCTTTTAGTTGAAGTTCAGATGCGTCAAGATCCTGAAACATATACATCAATGTATAATGATAACTGGTTAAAGGATTATGTTGAGGCACTTTTCCAACAACAATGGGGAAGGAACCTAAGTAAGTATGACGGCATTCAAATGCTGGGTGGTGTTACTCTTAACGGTCGTCAAATTCTTGAAGATGCAAGCACCTTTAAGAAAGATCTTGAAGAGCAACTTCGTGATACATACGAGATTCCCCCTCTAGACTTGGTAGGATAATATGGCATTTCAGAATACACCAGCATCTGATTTCGTCTTTAGCGATCATTCAAATCTTTTAAAGGCGAATGGTTCTGCTCAAGAGCAGAAGTTCATGGAGAATCTCGTCGTAGAGAGCATAGAAATTTATGGGCAAGATATTTACTACGTTCCTCGGAGTTTGGTCAACCGCGATACGGTCTTCGGAGAAGACTCTGATTCGCAATTTGACAGCGCGAGGGCAATCAGGGCTTATGTCAATAATGTTGAAGGATGGGAAGGGCAAGGCGAGTTACTTAGCAAATTTGGAGTTCGCGTCGAAGATAAGACGACGTTTATTTTCTCCCGTGAAAAATTTAAAGAAAAAGTTGACGACCTTGAAGTCCTCAATGTCGAAGGACGACCAAACGAAGGGGATTTAATTTGGTTTCCTACAACCAAACACTTATTTCAAATTCAATTTGTAGAGGCAGAGAAACCATTTTATCAACTTGGTAAAGGTTATGTTTGGGAATGTCAGTGTGAACTCTTTGAGTACAGTGACGAAGATCTCGACACAGGTATCGCAGAGATCGATGCTATCGAGACAGCATTTGCCAATGCCATCACAGTTAACTTTGCTGCTGGTGGCAGTGCTGACTTTACTGTTGGTGAGATTGTTGCTGGAGGTAGTTCCAATGTTACGGCAGAAGTTAAGGCATGGGATTCTTCCAATAGACAACTTCAAGTATTCAATAGATCAGGTATCTTTACAATTCCTGAGACTGTCACTGGACAGACTTCAGGTGCTGCATGGACAACTGCATCTTACAACACACTAAATAATGTGAATACTGAAGATAGCATTGATCAAAACTATGCCTTTGAACTTGCTGATGATGATATTCTAGACTTCTCCGAAGCAAATCCCTTCGGTTCAGTCGGGTCCACTACTGATACCACAATCTGATGTTAGGCACATACTCATATAACGAAATCTTTAGAAAGACTGTTGTTGCATTTGGAACTTTGTTCAACAACATTGAACTTCGTCGTCAAGATGAAGTAATGAAAGTGCCCTTGGCATATGGTCCTAAAGCAAAGTTTCTGGCGCGTCTCGACCAAGTACCTGACCCTACTAATAAGAGAGTACAGATCACTCTACCTAGAATCTCTTTTGAGATTAATGGTATTACATATGATGCTACTAGAAAGGTATCACCTACGCAAAAAATTAAAATTGCAAAGGATACAGACGAGAACAAAAATGTTTTTATGCCAGTCCCCTATAACCTAGGGTTTGAACTTGCTATCATTTCAAAAAATCAGGAAGATGGTTTGCAGATTCTTGAACAAATTTTACCGTTCTTCCAACCTCATTACAATCTCTCAGTCAAGTTATTGCCGACTATGAATGAGACCAAGGATGTTCCTGTGGTCTTGAATAATATTGACTATGAAGATGACTACGATGGTAGTTTCACCCAACGTAGAGCAATCATTTATACTCTTCAATTTACTGTCAAGACATACCTCTACGGTCCTGTCACAGATGCGAAGACTATCAAAAAAGTTATCACAGATTACTATACAGATACCAATACTACATCTGCACCAAGAGAAGTTCGGTATACTGTACAACCAGATCCTATTACAGCAGATGCTGATGATGATTTTGGATTTGGTGAGATTTACTCGGAGTTTACAGATCAGAAGAAACGCAATCCAATCAGCGGTAATGATGAGGCAATCTAATGGGAAATCCTTTTGATGGTTTGAATGATGCTTTTGGAACAGAACCATCTGATCTCCAAAAGCACGTTGAAAAAGTGAAACCAAGTTTGAAAAAAACAGATACTGAAGATGTGAAGCATGACTACGAGGTATCTCGTGCTCAACTTCATAACCTTGTAATGAAAGGACAGGAGGCAGTTGATGGTATTCTCGATGTAGCGAGAGCATCAGATCATCCTCGTGCCTATGAAGTTGCAGGTCAACTTATTAAAAACGTAGCAGATACAGCAGATAAACTGATTGATCTGCAAAAGAAAATGAAAGAATTAGATGCTGAAGAAAAGAAATCTGGACCGTCTACTGTTAATAACACGATGTTTGTTGGCTCTACTGCAGAATTACAAAAGATGTTAAAGCAACAAAAAGAGATAAATAATACAGACTCGAACTAACACGACATGACAGTATTAAACGTTTTAAGCACAAATAGCATTGCTGCTGATGCTACCGAGTATCAAGTTGTACAGACTGGATACTATCGCGTAGTTGCAACTGCAGGTGATGCAACAG